GGCGAACGTGGAGCCAGCCACCGTCGCAGCGGCCAGGGTGATCACGATGTCGAGATAGCACATCGGATCAGCAGTGATCCCCAGGGCCTGCCACAGTTCCTGTTCCTGTTTCGCCACGGTGTACGTTCCGCTTTCGGTTTTCACCTCAGTCTCGGCCACAGCCGCAGCGACGTCCACCGCACTCGCGAAAAAGGTGGCGTCGATCGCGGCGCTTCCCTTCTCCGTCGAGTAATAAACGCCAACGCCAGCTGTGCAGCCGACGCCCTGAGCGCCAGACTGAAGCTTCACGCTTTTCACCCTGGCATTCGAGGGAACGCTGCAGAGGCGATACGTAGACGCGGTGTCTTTCGATGCACCAGCAGTGACGTACCCATAAGCAGCGCGGACGAGTCCACCCTGAATCGATGCGCCAATCGGAACCGTCGGACTGGCATCGCGACCCGTGATGTACGTTGAGAGCAGATTTTCAGTTGCCATTTTTCACCTTCCTTTAAAAGTTACACCACAAGGCTTACGCCTCGTAGCACCATACCCGCACAACCCGCTTCTCATCCAAGCGCGTCGCACCAATCGTCTCCTTGGCATACGCCTGCCACGGAAGACCCTGAATGTCCTTCCTCTGGCTGATATCCGTCATGATATCGTTCCACAGACCAAGGTACATGCCGGATTTCGCCCACACCGGGATCATGCGACTCGTCCCGCCGAGATCGTCGGTTCCAGTTTTCAACAGCTCCGTGTGGATGAAGTTGATTCCGAGGAACCGCTGGATCTTGCCATCCAACAGGACCGGAGCGCCACCGTTATAGTCGGCGTCGATCACCTGGACTTCGGCAAGAAGCTCGTCGTGCTGTTTCGCAGTCACTGCACAATACAACGGATCCGTGTCGAGATCGACCTCATTCGACATGAGGATCCTGCGAGCAGCGCGGAGTTTCGCGACGTTCAGACCAGTGTGCGCCGAGGCCCCAGTGGCGACAATCGCCGTCTGCGTGGAGCTTGCGAACACTGTGGAGTCAGCACCCTCAACACCGGTCTTCGCAGTTCCGAAGAAGGAATCGATGAGTTCCGCATCCTGAGCGCGGCCAAGCGCGTAGATCGCGTTGGTCACGTAGTGCGAGCTGGGATCCGTCAACAGACGCAGCTTGTCGAACGAGTCGATCATCTGGTTGTTGTCGTAGTCGACCGGAAAAGCCCAACGACGCGTCAACAGGGCGTCGATACGCGGCATCGGAGCGAAGCGCGAGACGACCTTGTTGGCGGTCACCGGGTAGATCTGGTCAACCGGAGACGCCTGCGTACCCACATGGGTGCCAGACATCACCGATCCACGAAGGCGCGAGCCTTTCTGCTGGAGCAGAAGCTGAATGTTGGTTGAATACTGATGGACATAAAATGCTGGGAGATTATCGGACATTTGTCCCTCCAAAACGTTTTAAGGTTTCCGAAGGGCTTGTCTCTGTAATCAGAGGGCCAACATCATACCCCAATACCAGGGGCATCGGTAATCGTCTTTCCGATTTGCCATCCCGGCTCAGGCGGTCTGAGTTCCCAGGAATTTCAAATCCCGCTGTTATCAGTATTCTGTTCCAACAGTAGTTTTGTCAATTCAAATCATTGCTCGTCGGGATACGCCTGCTTGTGCAGTGTCTCCATCATCGAGCGTTCCATCTGTCCGCCCTCTTGGTATCTCTTCGAGAAGGACGGATCTGCCGAGAACTCTTTGATCTTCGACTTTGCCTGCTCAGGAGTGAACGGACCATTCGGGTTACTCCCGGGATTCCCGGTATGAAATCCTGCGTCTAGGAGCTTGGATCCGACTGCCTGCAGAAACTTTACTGTCTCGATGTTCCCTGAGGCGGCAGAAATCTTGTCTATTACTTCATCCTTAAGCCCGAACTCGCGGACAGCGCGTTTGACCTCAGACATGTTCTTGTCATACGCAGCGCCCCACTCTTTCTTAAGAGCGGCTGTTTCCTCTTTGGTTTTGGCATCATTCTGCGCCTTGGCAGAATCCATTGCCGCTTTTGTCTGAGCGTTGAATGCTTCGGCGAGCGCCTTCCCCTGTTTGTCTGAGAGACCGGCCTTGTGGAATTCGGAAGCTGCCCACTTCGTGGCCTCTTCGTCCATCCCGTTCTCGACAGGCTTAAGGCCATATCCATCCGGATTCGCTGGTTTGCCGAGGCGAGTATGGACGCTATCCCATCCAGCGACGTCGTCGAACTTCGGCAGCTTGATTATCTGATCTTGCGGAGCACCCACCAGTTTCTCAAGGTTACGATAGGATTCGACAACCTCCTGAGGAGCCTTCCAGCCCTTGTTCTGAACGAATCCACGGTGGTCTTCTGGGAGTCCTGCTGTCCATTCAGCAGGAGCCGAAGCTGCCGCTGGAGCAGCGACTGGTGTTCCGCCAGCAGCCGCATCTCCTGACGCCCCTGGTGCAGCTGGCGCACCAGTTCCATTGCCCGCTCCTCCTGCATTCGCATCTCCTGCCATTTCAAGTTCCTTTCCTGTTTAGGAATTCCCAAAGAGTTTCGGAATCCATTTTGAGGTGATTTTGGATCCGAAGCCAAACCTCTCGCCGTCCCTCTAAAACAGCGTGAATCCTTGGATCCGAGTGAAACGTGCTTTCGCCAGCACGACAAAACTTTGCCAGATCAGCCAATACCTTCTGATTTTCTATCGATTCTTTGTCAAATGTGATCTGATAGGCCTTCTGTCTGGCAAACACAAAACTGCGCACTTTTTCGACGACTTCGTTCAAAATCGACTCCCCCTCTTTACTTCATTGCCTTCTGAGCTTTGCTTTGCGCGTTCATGATGGCAGCCGCACCGGGTGCAGCCTCAACCTGTTGGCGCATCTGATTCTGTTGGGCCTGCTGTTGTTTCTTCGCCTGAACCACTTCCGGAGAATTCATCCAGTGGAACGGAACCCCCTGGATCTCAGCGATTGCAGGGATGATAGTATCGAAGTTGAAATAAAACAACATGGAAGGATCCTGCATGACATTCGCCGCGTTTAACGCCGTCTCAAGCGTTCGCTGAAGTCCTGAGGCCTCTTCCGCCTTTTGTGATCTTGTCAGAGGAGAATCATAGACGATCTGGAATTCCCCCATTGCTTCCTTGAGTGCCATTGGCATGGGTGGGATCTGACCCTGTTGAGACAACACATCTATTTCTCGTTCGATGGAAGGGCCAAGATACTCGGACTGTTGTCTGCCAATGGTTGGAGCGAGCAAGATACCCTTTTCTTTTGCACGCTCCAACACTTCGGTGGCAGTCATCTGAGGCGATTCGGTAAGAATTTGGAAAAGGGAAACCAAGAAACCGTCATTGATGAGCGTTCTCTCGTCGTCCATCAACTCTTTGCCAACGGCCAGGTTCCCCGTAGGAAGCGCATGAACAAGAGGTCTTCCGTCTGCCGTAACCCCCCCCGCATTTATGGCTCCCGGTTTGAGAGAGAATGAGTCAACCACACCATCATCGTGAGCAAGCAGCACAGGATCCACCACACGGTGGCCCTGCTTCAGCATCGTCTTCTTCTCTTCGTTCAGTGTCTTAATTGCAGGAAGCAGATCCATAGCAGGAGAACGGCCATAAACTTCTCCGGGGTACTGATCGTATCTTGAAATGGCGTATGGAAAAACATGGTACCCGCCCTCCTCTAAAAGCTTGGATCCTTCACGGACAACGTAATAAGAGGCATATTTCATGCCTTTATGGTCTTTTCTGCCGGGGTCAAATCCTTCTTCTCTTGGCTCAACGAGATGAACGAAGTGAAAGATCTGCTCAGGATTGACTGCGCCGATAGACCGGATCTCATCGGGGATCTTTTGTCCCCACTTCTGTATTGCCTGCCGAGCAGTCAGTTCAAAGTACCGGAAACATTTATCGACGATCCCCTGGTGGTTTTCTACGAAGTAGATCTCCCCGAGTCCGACATTTCGGTACCGGAGGCCCTTTCCCGTGGACAGACCGTCGATAAACATAGCGCCAGAGCCGAAGGCTCCGAGAGACTTGTAGACCATCTGGTTCTGTGAGGCGAAGTTGGCGGTGGTCTGATACCGTTGATGGAACAGAACCTTCGTCACTTCGTCAAACCACAGCCGCACGTCTCTCTTCTTATTGAGCAATCCATCTGTTGCCTTCAGAGTGTGCCAAGTTTGGTTACGAGGAGTAAGAAGAGAATCAAGGATAGAACCAAAACGGGCCAACGCCAGGGTTGCAGTTGAGTCATACACGAACACATTCTTTTTTGCTCCTGGCGTGGTGTACCAGTACGGATTGAACTTCCACGACATCCCGGGCCAGATGCGCTCAGCCACTTCCTGCCAGTGGGATTCCCACACGCCTCGAGTTCCCTGAATCAATCCGAACTCTCGGAGGATTCTTTGTGCGGTATCTTCCATCGGTAGGTTTTTCAATTAAGCCCCCAGGAGAATCGAGCGAGCGGTGCGCGGCGATCCGATGCCAAACCCCATTCGAGAGAGCATGTTTGCAGCCTCTCCTTTTCCTGCTTTTTTCGTTGTTTTCTCCTCTTCCTCTTGCATCTTTGGACCTGCTTCATCGGCTAGCGATTTTTTAGGAGCTGCCGGAACGCTTGGGGTAACCGGAAGTGGTGCGATCGTGTTGGACTCATTTTTTAGCGGAACATTTCCTAATGGCTGAATAGCTGGGTCAACACCGCCAGATAAAATAGATGGAAGTCCTTTATCTCCCTGCTGCACAAGATCGGAGAGTCCTCCAGTGGCAAGGCCCCAACCGATACCGATGGCCTTCCCTTTCCCGGTATCTTTATCTTCCTTCTTCTCAAATGGATTAGACATTCGTGTCCTCCGCTTCGTTCAAATCACACGCTCAGAATAACATAATAAGAATCATTGACCAAAGATATCGTAATCCACATCCTTTGCCATCCCCTTGTTTTGTGACGGCGCGTTGCGCTTGGCCTTATTCAAGATGACGTTATGCTCGCCTCCTCCGAGAAGCAAGGCTTGAAGGGCGTCGTGGGGATGGGAGTAATCGTTCTTGTTGGGAGTGTCGTGGAACTGAGTGGAGTTGCCGGACTTGATGGGTTTGTAGTGGTATCCACCGGTAAATCCTTTGCGGATCATCTTGCACTTGGGTGAGACGAGGATCCCGGGGTTTCCGTCGATCATCCGGTTCAAGGCTCCTCGAACGACTTCGAATCGCAGAAGGGGATCGTTGGTGGGAGCTGGTTTCCACTTCCATCCGGTGTACTCGTTCATGATTTCAAACGCAGTGCGCTCATCGCTGAACGCCCTTTGATTCCCTGCTGGGTCACCATGACAGACGCCGATCATATGGTCTGGGTAATTGGTTGCCATATATTTAGACAACAGCTCTGCATATCTCTGGATCCCGCAGTTATCGGTACACAA